TGAGGGTCATGCTCACCGTCATGGACACGCTGGCGCGAGCTATGGCGGGCGGCAACGAGAACAGCCCCGAGGATATGGGCGCGCTCGTCACAAACGGCACCATGATCCAGCAAGTGACCGGCTCGCACCTCATGTGGATCCACCACAGCGGCAAGGACCAAGCTCAAGGCGCGCGCGGTCACTCAAGCCTTCGCGCCGCCACCGATACCGAGATCGAGATCGGGCGCCCGGACAAGGACAGCCCATCCACCGCGAATGCGACCAAGCAGCGCGAAATGGACATCGACGGCGAGTGGTCGTTCAGCCTCCAGAAGGTCGATCTAGGCATCAACCGGCGCGGCAAGCCGGTCACGTCCTGCGTGGTTCAGCCCGCCGATGGGGTTGCAAAGAGCGGTCCAAAACTCGCGCCCGGCGCGAAGTTTGCCCTTGCCGCGCTCCACGAAGTGATGATCGGAGGGGGACAACCGTCAATGTCCCCCTCCGTCCCCCAATGGGCTCGGGTGGTGCGTTTAGACGCATGGCGCCAAGCCTTCTACCAGCGCAGTCACCTCGATAATCCGCAGACAAAAAAGAAGGCTTTTCAGCGCGCAGTCAGTGACTTGCGGGACGCTGCTGCCATCGGGTTTCACGATGATTATGTCTGGATCGCAGATGCAAAAAAGCCTCTTTGACGATGGGGGACACGATGTCCCCCAGGGGACGTCCCTTGGGGGACAAAGGGGACATGTGTCTATAGACATGTCCCTTGTCCCCCTCATGTCCCCCCAGCCTGTCCAGGCCACCTACAAGCGGGTGCAGGACCGCCGCGCAGCCTTCGCCGCGTGGGAGGCAGCCGGATCGCCGTGGCCACCTCCGGCAGGGCTAACAAGCGCATGCCTCGACGCCGCGATGGTCCGACCGGGCAAGCCGCAACCGAAGTGGGGCAAGCGATGACCCCCGTCGAAGCCCGGCGCTGGGTGGTCATGGCGCTACTCGACCACGCAGCGACGCAGGCCGAGCAATGGCACGAGGCCGCAAGCCGCAGCCCCATGGCGGCACCCATTGCTAACGAATGGGACCGCCAGCGCGAGACGCTGCTGAGGGCAGTCCTGGCCATGACCGAGGCCGAAAACACGCGCGCGTCAACCGAAGGAGCGACACGATGAAGCCAGACGTAACGCTGCGGCTGCTGGCCATGCGCGCCACCAGCCCGGACCCGGCGACGCTTGAGGATGCCGTGAGGGAGATCGAGCGGCTGCGGCAGCTTGTGCCGTGTGAGTGCCACAAGGACGGGCTGGCGGGGAGGGGTGCATGAACCGGCGCGCAGTCATCGAGGCGGTCCCAGATCCCGACGCGCCCAACCGCACCATCCGGCGCCAGCGCGTCTATGACCCCATGCGCCGGCTGCTAGAGACGGGCGCCATTGGCCAGCCACACTGGCTAGCGGCCGAGCGGTTCCGGGATTGCTATGCGTTAGCCGAAGGGGCGCGTGAGGGCTCTGGCGGGCGCCTGGAAGCCTGGCAGCGGTGCCACTATGCGCAGCGGGTGGCAGATGCTCGGCAAGAGGTGCAAGGCAGCCTGCAAGCCGTGGGGCTGCGGCTGAGCGCGGTATTCGTGGCTGCGGTGATCCAGCAGCAGCCGGTGCGGCAGATGGAGCGCGACCTGTCCATGCGCAGCGGCACAGGGCCGGAGCGCATAGCCGAGGCGCTGGAGACGCTGGCGAAGTGGCAGGCGCAGCATGGCGCTTGACAGCGGGGACGGAAACGGCATATGAAAGCCTATCGTCTAGAGTTGCGCCCGGAGCCGCAAGGTTGCCGGGCTTTTGCGTTTTCCGGAGCTTTCATGCCGCGTGATCCTCGCATCCCTGGCGGCACCAAGCGCCCCGCCAATGGCGCGGGCTACGGCGGACCAGCGAAGGGCGCCGGCAACCGCGCGGCAGGGCCTGGGCGCCCGGCTGGCGTGGCGAATGGCGAGGGAAAGCGGGCAAAGTTTGCGGAGATCCTCGCGCCCCGCACACCAGAGTTGGCCGAGCGGTGGCTAGAGATTGCCAACGATACGCAGCACCCGCACCAGCATACGATGATCCTTAAGGCTGCCGAATTGGCGGGCGAGTTCAAGGCGCAGGTTGATGTCACGTCCGGCGGCGCGCGGATCGGCTACGTGATCGCGGCGCCGCCGATGGCAGAGGATGCGCATGCTTGGATGGAGCAGCACAAGCCCCGGTGATCGTGTGGCAGCCGCAGCGCGGCCCGCAAACGGCGTTTCTGGCATGCCCGGTGTTCGAAATCTTCTTCGGGGGTGCGCGCGGCGGCGGCAAGACGGATGCTGTCCTCGGCGAATGGGCGGTGCATGCCGATCGCTACGGCAAAAGCGCCATCGGGTTGATGGTGCGTCGCTCGCGGGTGGAACTGACCGAGACTTTCGAGCGGGCCAAGACCATTTTCACGCCGTTGGGCGCATCGTTCACCACGATGCCGATGCGGGTGGTGATGCCTGGCGGTGCGCGGCTGACTTTCGCCTATCTGGAGCGCGACGCGGACGCCGAGGCCTACCAGGGCCACAGCTACACGCGGGTTTACGTCGAAGAGGCGGGCAACTTCCCGACCGCTGCGCCGATCCTGAAGCTGTTCGCGACGCTGCGGTCTGGTGACGGCGTGCCGTGCCAGATCAGGCTGACGGGCAACCCGGGCGGGCCGGGGCATCAATGGGTGAAGGCACGCTACATCGACCCGGACCCGTTGGGCTGGCGGGTCATCACGGACGCCGAGAGTGGGCTGGAGCGGGTCTATATCCCGTCGCGCGTGGGGGACAACACGCATCTCGGGCCGGATTACGTGCAGCGCATCAAGGCCTCGGGCTCGGCCACGCTGGTGAAGGCCTGGTTGGACGGGGATTGGTCCATCATCGCGGGGGCGTTCTTCCCCGAGTTTAGCACCTTGTCGCATGTGGTGCCGGCGCAAGAGTTGCCGCCTTCCTGGGCGCGGTTCCGCGCGATGGATTGGGGCAGCGCCAAGCCGTTTAGCGTCGGCTGGTATGCGATCAGTGATGGCAGCATGTCGCGCTTTCCGCGTGGCGCGCTGATCCGCTACCGCGAATGGTATGGATCGACCGGCGAGCCTAACACGGGGCTGCGGATGACCGCCGAGCAAGTCGCGGACGGCATTCTGGCGCGTGAAAAGGCAGACGGGCCGCGCATGTTGGGCGTGGCTGATCCCGCGATTTTCAGCGAGGACGGCGGGCCGAGCATTGGCGAGCGTATGCATAGGCGAGGGGTGATCTTCCGGCGCGCCGATAATGCGCGGGTGGCGCAGCGGGGCGCCATGGGGGGCTGGGATCAAGTTAGGGCGCGGCTGATCGGTGATGGCGAGAAGCCGGCGCTTTACCTGTTCGACACATGCCGCGACTTGATTCGGACGCTGCCAGGGTTGCAGCACGACAAGGCGCGGGCTGAGGACGTTGACACCGAGGGCGAGGACCACGCGGCCGACGAGCTTCGGTATGCGTGCATGTCGCGCCCCTACATTGCGCCGTTGAAGCGTGACGACCGGGCGCCGCGTGACCGCTACGGCCGCAATGAGCGCGTTGCAGAGGATTGGAAAACCGCATGATCGAGGGAGGCACGATGGACCGCGACATGCTGCCGACCCTCGTGGAGTGGTTCGAAGACGCGGAGATGAACAGCGACACCGCGCGGCGCAACGCTGAGCGGGACCGCGACTATTACGACAACAAGCAATACACGGCCGAGGAATTGGCGGTGTTGCGGGCGCGCAAGCAGCCGGCGATTGCTGACAACCGCATCCGGCGCAAGGTGGACTACCTCGCGGGGCTGGAAAAGCAGTCTCGGCAGGATCCGAAGGCGTATCCGCGCAACCCGAACGACCAAGCGGCGGCGGACGCTGCCACGGACGCGATCCGGTTTGTGGCCGAGGGCAACCGCTTCCCGATGATCGCATCGCGCGTGTGGGAAAACGTGCTGATCGAGGGCGCGGGCGGCGTGGATGTGTGCGTGGAGCCGGGCGGGCCGCAGGGCTACCGCATCACGCTCAAGCGCATTCCGTGGGATCGGATGTTCTGGGATCCGCATAGCTCGGAAGGTGACTTTTCGGACGCCAAATATCTCGGCCTCGTCATGTGGATGGATGCCGAGGACGTGCTGGCGCGTTGGCCCGGCTCCGAGGACGTGATTGAAAGCACATACGCGGCGCAGTCGCACAGCGACACCTTTGACGACAAGCCGCGCTATGGTGTTTGGGGCGACGGCAAGCGCAAGCGCGTGCGCGTGGCGCAAATCTACTGGCAGGGCGTGGATGGCTGGCAATACGCCGCATACACGAAGGGCGGTTTTCTCGATGAAGCGCAGCCTTCGCCCTATGTGGACGAGGATGGCGCTCCGGACTGCCCGCTGATCTGCCAGAGCGGCTATGTGGACCGCGATAACAACCGCTATGGCGTTGTCCGGGACATGATCGACCCGCAGGACGAGATCAATAAGCGCCGATCCAAGGCGCTGCATCTGCTGAGC